TGACTTTGTACCATTGCTTGATTGCTTCGTATTCTTCATCGTCGTTATTTGCGTTCAGTATCGCATCCCCCGCTTCCTCCAGCCGCTTGATGCGTTGCTTCTGTTCCTCCGCACCTTCGTAGAGTTGCGCCACTTTCGCGGTCAGTCGCTCAATCTCGACGCTGGCTGCGTTGAGTTCGCGTTCGAGTTGGCAAGCGAAGTTTGCGTCGATGGTTACAAGATCATCGGACCAGCATTTCTGCCGGTTCACTTCTGCTTCGGTTCTCGGCGTATCGCTGACCATTTTGTTGGTGTCACCAAGATGGTCGCTCATTGTTGCTCCTTTCTCTTCAAGTATTCCGCCACTGCCTCGTCGGCGACGTACTGTAATTTATACCCCATCTTCATAGCGTATGCTTTCAACTTCCTATGCGTGTCATCTGACACGATGAACACCTTGGCCGTCGGCCGTTTTTCTTTCACAGTTTTCACGGCTTCCCCTCCATGATGATGGACTTCACGAACCGCTTCTTTACGCCGATGGCCTTGGCCACGTAGGACAGGCTTTGGCCTTCGTTCCACAATTTCCAGGCGCGCTTGGCATTGAGCGGTGGCGTTTCGATTCGTGCTGGCACCGCAGCTGGATCGGGAAAGCTGATCCATCCACGTGCTACGGCGTTGGAGATCAATTCACTGACCATTGATAACCTGCCAGATGGCGCTGTTTGACCTGCCGAATTTCTTTTCGAGTTCACGATACGTGTAGGTGGGGTTGTTCCGTTTGCATTCAATGATGGCCTTTCGCTCCTCCTCGGTCATGCGAGTCCAGGTGCTGCTGGGTTTTACTTCGACAACTGGCACCGGTGGCTGCTTCCCAAGTACGCGCTCGATGGCTTCACGGGAGAGCTTCATCTTTGAGGATCCAGGTGGGTGACTGAATGATCTGGGTTGAATCGCCGTTGTACCCGGGCCAGCTGTCGGTGTCTTCGCAGACCATCCACTGACGAACCCACGACTGCCAAACGGTCGATGCCTTGTCGAGGGACTCGGTGTCCAGCTGGTACACAGCGACCGCGTATGGCGCCACGTCTTCAACGCAGACCCACTGCCAGGCGCGGCTCTCGCCGGTGATGTCCCGGTACAGGTCCCGGTAGTACGCGGCCTGAACGTCGTAGCGCAGCTGGCCAATCTGCCGGCGGAACCCAGCCTTGCTAGCATCACGGGTCTTCTTGAGGTCCACGATCACCGGCATGGACGTTGGCAACCAGTCGATCAAGCCCTTGCGTTCGCAGCAGTTGACTTTAAGGCATTCAACCGCCTCGTTTTCTCCGGTTTCAAAAACACCGAACATACCCACCTGGGCCTTACCGGGCTCGGCGAAGATTCGGCCGGCGACCGGGTGTTGACGCACCGCTTGAACCATGCGTTCGACGGTTTCGATGGCGTCCTGCTTGAACACCGTGACGCCACGCTCGGTCTGTTCATCGCGCCAGGCGCGTGCTTCCTTTGTGCGGTAGTCGTCGTATGGAGACGTGGTCCAGAGGTACGGTGTCCCGAGGACCTTGTGATCCAGCAGACTGCCGATAGCCATGGCTTCGGTGGGCTCCTTCTCTTCCTCGAAGCCTACCATGGCGTGCAGCGCAGAGCGGGAGAACGCCTTGAGGCTGGAGATGTTGATCGCAGGGTGGCTGCGGTAGGTGTTTACGTCGATGGGGTGGACTAACTTCACAGCGCACCTCCGGCCTTCTGGAACGCACGGGCGATGCCACGCTTGTTCCTGATCACCCAGTTCTGAATCTCCAGCGGCAGGTCAGCGGCCGTGGGATAGGTGTCAGCATCGGGCCACCACTCAAGCTCAGTGGCGAGCTTCGCCAGCTGCGCGTAGGTGATGCCGATCTGGGCCAGGGTGGACTCGGCGGTCTGCTCGGCGGGATCTACCGAAGGCAGTGGAGCCGGCGTCGGCTCAGGCGCAGCTGGAGTCTCGACGGTGGCGGGCGTGGGTTCGGGCTGCGCTACAGGCTCCTGAGCGGGCTCGACAACCGCGACCGGCGCGGGCTCTGTCTCAACCTTCTTGCGGCGCTTGGGCTCGGGCGGTGTCGGCGTCACGTCCACGACGGACGCGGTGACCGTGGTGGCGACGGACGGCTGAATGACCTGCTGGGCGGCTGGAGTGTCGTTGACCTCCTCCGAGGTGTGCATACCCAGCGCGATCTCCGGCGCATAGGCGCGGGTCCAGAACGCAGCGGCGCGGTACTGAAGCATCTGTTCGGGCATGGTCTTCCACTTGGAACCGTTCTTGGAATACCAGCCCTCGGCCTTGGCCATGGCGATCGTCACCAGGGCACCGACCAGTTCCAGGTTTCCCTCGCGCTCGACCGCGTAGGCGCGGCATCCCCACTCGTCGGCACCTTCCTTGCCGACCCAGCGGAACCGCATCGGGGAGAACCGGCCACACGAGTTGACGGTTGCGATCAGGAATGCGGCAGACCACGTGGGCTTGCCGTGGATGGGAACCATGGACTGCATGACAGCCATGACCGAGGCGCCGATGCGCTGGCTGAGTTCCAACGCGATGATGCAGTTCCCGAGGTTAGCCTCGCCCCGGTAGGCGTCGGGAACGAGGGTGCTGGACGCAAGGGCCTTGGCCATGCGTTGGACTGAAACGAACGCGTTCTCCGAAGAGAAGGCGCTGAGAGGTTGCGATTGCTGTGTTGTTGCGACTTGTAGGTTGCTCATACGTCAGTCACCGTATAGCAACTGACGCCACGTGTCTAGCATTTATCGAACGCTGCGGTCGATTTTTTCTCGGATTCTGGTCCGAATGCGTTCGGTGTCTTGAGAGATGATCCTGATCGCTTGGTCTGGCGTTGAGGCAACCAACTGGGGACCCTTGCGCAAGATGTACTCGCGGTACTGCTGGCCGACTTCCCGTTGATAACGGTAGAACTCTTCGGGGTTCATCTGACGGCGCGTACCGTTTTCGCTGATCTTTGCAGCGGCTGAAGGCGTAGGCAGAAACACTCCGCGCTCCGACAACGTCGCCAATGTGTTCCAGGCGGGGTCATCCTTTCGGGTTTTGATCCACCTGCTGAAGGGATGCTTCATCATTTCGATCGGTTCACCCAAAACGTTGACCATGGGACCGGCACCAATGTCGCGCCGCAGCATTGGAACCTGTTGCAGGAAGTATTCGGAGCCAATCTTGGCTTGGTAATACTGCGGATCAAAGTAGGTATCGACCTGCTTCAGGATGTTCGGGATGAATGATCCAGCTAGGCGCCCCGCCCAACGAGCCAGGTCCTTGTTGACCAAGTCGTCAGCGTTGTATTTGTAAGCGTTGCTCATGCCAACGAGTTCCGTGAACGAGGAAATCGCAGGCGAATCAGTCAGCACAAACATACCAGCCTGGGCGGCATCCTTGAACTTTCCGAGGATCGCGTCGCGATTCCAGTCCTTGGGGTTGTGCAACTGGTGATCGCGCAACTCACCGATGGCAGCCAAGCCCATGGCGAACGGCATCTGCCGATAGCTGATGAACTTGTCTCCGATGCGGATTGAATACGGCTGACGGCCTTGAGCAAGCAGCTGGCGCTTCTTGTCTGGATCAAGCGATCGGTATGATCCGGTGATGTCGATGTTGCGATCCTCTTCCTTGTCATCATCACCGAGGAACAAGGCGCCCGCCATGGCCATCAGGGAGGTGCCAATGGATGCCTTCATCAGCAGCAGCTTTCGCTCGTTTTCGCTGATCTGATAACCGAACGGCTGGTTGATGCGGGTCGAGTTGCTCAGGTAATAGCGGGTGAATCCCCAAGGCAACCAGTCGATGCTGCTGTTGGTGGCGTTGGCCGCGAATCGCAAGAACGCGAGACCAGTGACCATCTTGACGCCTGGGTACTTCTTCTCGGCTTGATTCAGCCACTGATAGAACAGTCCGACGATTCCAGTCGGGTCCTGCTTGAACGCGGCTTGGCGGGCAAGTTCCTTGGCATCGACCAGGATTTCGGAAGGGATTCGGCTCTCGAGGATTTCCCGAACACGCCGGTTGAATTCATTGGCTGGAACACCTTCCGACTCAGCCTTGTCTTTCGCCAGCTGAACATCCTCCGCAGTTGGAATGAGGAACTTCTTGATCTGTTCCGTATCTCCACCACGGGTAATGAGCCAAGCCTTCATGGCCTCGTAGTTGGAAGTCACGGCCACATGGTCCATGGCGTCCATGAATCGGGATACAAAGCGCAGATTGCTGATCACTTTGAGCGCCATGTTGTCCGAGTCCTTCAACGCTTCGAGCGTGTTGGTCGGGCGCTCCGGATCGAAGTTGATGCCACGGAACATCTCGCCCTTGGTAAGGATTGCCGGCACGTCCTTGAACGATCGGCGCATACCATCGAGCCATGCAGACGCGATGTAAGGCGCAGAAGTCCCGCTTTGCACCGATGCAACGCCAGCGTTGATCATGCTGGTGATGATACCAGTACCCTGTTCGACAGCCGTAGTCAGACCGGACAACACGGATCCGTACCAGTAATCCATGATGATGTTTCGAGCGCGGATACCGCCCTCTCGCTGCATCAGCTGGTACATCTCCTGGATGATCCTATTCCGAGACGTGCCACCGGTCCTCTGGGCACGTTGCGCCATGTCGGAGATTTTCTGGGCGGTCTCGCCGTTGATCTGAGCCACCCCGAACTTCGGAGCAATGGCGTTACGGAACGCATCAGCGGCTGCTTCAGGATTGGTAAGCAGACCGAGGTTTGCCCACTTGATGATCTCTGGGATGGAGTCGTAGATTTTCTTGCGAACGGCTTCTTTGACCTCGGGCAGTTTGACCTGCTTACGGAACTCGTCGCGAACGATCTTGTTTCGTTCCTTCTCGAAGGCGTTGCCAAGGAGGTTGGCGAGTTCAATTTGACCTGCGCGGCTCAGCGTCTTGAGGATCGGGTGCTCGCTGATCACGTCGAGCAGGATGCGCTTGTAGTTCCCCTGCTTGTCCAAACTTGAGGTCATTATGTCCTCCCAGGAAACACCAAGCTCTCGGCGAGCCTGCTTGAGTTCTCGGGACACAACGTTGTCGGCGATCGACAAAGTGGACCGGATGTTGGCAATGGCCCGACGTGAGGAGTCGAGCAACCAGCGGCGGATCTGATCGGATGAAACGTCAGGGAACGGAATCTCCTTCTGACGCTCGTTGATCAGGTTGTAATAGGTCAGCGTAGGGGTCAGGTAGTCGATGTCATTGATCATCGCACGGCGAGCCTGACCGCTCTGTCCGAAGTCTTGGGCACCGCTCTGCGCTGCTACTTCACCGATCTTGCGAAGCAGATAGACCCACCGCTGTTGGTCGATCGGATTACGGAACGATCCCTGAATCCGCGCAGCAGTGCGTTCAATCAATTCGCCAAGGATGGTCTGCTGAATAGCCGGCGTGATGCCAAACTGAGTGGCTCGGTTTCCGCCAGTGGCAGCGGTAAAGGCCTCTTCGATGTCGTCTCCGAACTGATCGACCCATTCGCGGGCAGCGGCTTTACGCTCCGCGTTGGTCTCGCGAACGATGCGCCCCTGGAAGAATCCAGCAGACGGACGCCGGCGTTGACCAGCGGCAGCGCGAGGCGCCTTGATCTCTCGCTCTTCAAACTGATTACCAGCGCCAGGAGTCTCAAACGCGCCTTCGATCAACTGACCGATTTCAACCTCGGCAGCGGCGAAGTCCGTGTTTGCAGGAGCGTTCTCGCGCACGTACTGGATAGCAGCCTGACGCGCTTGAATGATGTCGCGGGTCTTGATGTAAACCGCACGCGCAGCCCGGAGCGCCAGATTGATCACCGCCAGCGGAATGGCAGCCGTGGATTCGTAGGAACCCTGGGGACGGGTCGCTTGGATGGCCCGGTTCAACAGGTTCTCGACCTTGTCGTACATCAACCGACCGAGGTCGGGGTTGATCTGTTCGGCCACCGACATCAGAGACGGCGCATCGGCCGCATCCATCGTGCCTACAAGGAATGATCCCTTCTGAACGAGGTTATCCGGAAACAGGCGCTGGATGCTTGGATTGGACCAGACTGGCCGCAACGCATTGCCGGCCCGGATGCGAACCTCGTACTTGCCACCACCGACAGGCTTGATGCGGAGCAGTTCAGCTGCCTTCGCGCCATCGCTCTCGCCCTTAGCAAAAATCTCGGTGCCTCCCCTCAGAAGCGAGATGGCCTCTTCTCTTGGAACCCGGATGTCCTTCACCTTCCGCTCAGGCGTAAAGTTCGCTGGCATCAGGATGCCAGTCTTCCGCTTGCCGGTGTTGGTCGTGTAGATGGTGATTTTCGGACGAACCTCAGATGCGCCACGCGCTCCCTGGAAACCTTTAAGAAGGTTGCCGGTCACGACGTACCGCTGATCGGTCGTTTCAGTTGTGGTCTGCCATTCTTCAGCGGCGTTGGATACTTCTTCACCAAGAGACGAAGCGACCTCTGATCCCTCGGACATCGACAGCGGCATGGAGGCACGCGAGCGCACCATGTTGCGCATCAACAGCAGCTGGTGATCGGACGGGCGCGTGAAGTTGCCGGGGTCATTCGACTTGAGCTTGAGCCCAATCGGGACTGCGACGTAGCCGAACTGGTTTTTGAATGCGCGACCGATCTTCTGATATGCCGAGATAACCATCTGTCGGGTTTCCTCGAACGCATCCTTCACGGATTGGATCTGCGCAGGAGTAACCTCCTTGGCTTCCATGGCAGCAACACGCTGTTGCTCGAAGGCCCGGCTCTGCTTGATCCACCCCTCGGCGATAGCCTTGGTCGTAGCCCGATTCTTGGCAGCCTCTTCCGTAGCGGCTTCGTAGGTTGGGGGAGCCTTCGGTGGCTTGATGGAAACACGCTCCATGACAGAAGGCCCGTCAAACGGAGTGGTTCCAGTTCCAGGGGTAAACTCCGAGGACTCAACCGTTTTGGCTCGGAGATCATCGACGTTCGCCTTCAGCGGGTTCTCGCCAACCTCATCGAGTGCGCGGATGCGGTCAGTGTAGAGTTCCGAGATGTCGCGCCAGAGCTTGGCCGCGTAGTCATCCGGAAGGATTACAAAGTAGCCCGTGGCCGATCTGGCGAAGTCGCCACCTTCGTCGATTCCTTCTTCAAGCGGAGGAAGGCTGAAGTCCATCTGGTCAACGATCTCAGGATTGGATTTCAGGACGTTGTAGACCACGTCATCGCCAATCGAGTTAAAGATGTCAGCGACCAGGCCTTCGTTTGCGGTGAGATCCGATTCAGTGTCCGCAGACGTGTTGGCATTCAGCGACGCCATCTTGCGGCGCAGCAACACCATGAACCGATTCTCAGCAGCCAGCGAAGAGGATAGAACCACGTAACGCGGCAGGCTGGTCTGACCAAAACGCATGATGCGCCCGAGCATCTGCATGAAGTCGTTGATGTCCGGGGCAGCCTGCCCAACGATCATCACGCGGCGCCGCTGGTCTTTGAACTTCGGATCAGTATGCGCGCTGGTTCCAGTTGAGCCCGACTTGTTGACCAGGATGGCGTCGAGACGACCGTTGTTGAAGTCGTCCAAGACCACCCGTCGATCGCGCTTTTTCCTCGGGACAGAAGTCGCCTTGCCATCAGGCGTGGTGACGATCTCCGTGTTTCGTCCGGTGATTTCGTCGATGGAATAACCCGCCTGCTGAATGCGGTTCTTTATGAAGTCGATGGGAGAGATCGGCATATCGCCAAAATCACCACCTTCGATTTCGTCGCGAATATCTTCGTACTGCTGGCGAGCATCATCCGGAAGCTCGTCAGGCGTGATTTTGATTGTGGTCTTCGTGTCGGCCGCTTTGTCGCGGACGGTGACCTCAAGCAGTTTGTCCAGCTGGCGAAGCAGTAATCCCTTGTACGAAACATCGTAACCCTCTTCCTTCAGGGTTTCGATCGGACCTTCCATCGTGTTGTTGATCGCGATGAACGGCTTCTCATTGCCCTTGAGCGTTTGGATCGCGTTGTCTGCAATCGCTTTGGCCTTCAGAGACAGGATGTACTGCGTCGAAAGGTTGAACAGCTGACTTCCAAAATTCGTGGATGAAACGCTGACCTTCTCTTCCGATGCGCGGGTCTGGTTTTCCGCGTTCTCCATCTTCTTAGCGACCTTCGAGACCTTTTTACTGAAGCGCAGGATCTGCTGGAGAAAGTCCGTGTACACATCGGCAAGCTCGCGCTCGCGCTCTGCGTTGTCGGTAGACGTGACGAAATCAAACGGCACTCCACCCCAGTTCTGCTCACGGCGCACGAACTCGCCGGATTCAGCGAGCATTGAGGTCAACGCCTGTTGGAGCGCCAAACCGCCGCTGTCCAGCAACTCGGTCATTTCAGTCGGGCGCAATCCAGCGCGCTGCATCAACGTCTTGAGCGCGTAGAGCCCGAGATTGTCAGGCCGCTTGGCGAATGTCGCAGATGCGAAGTACGCGCCCTTGGACTTGGGCAGCACTTGGTCAAACCGGATGTTCGTGTCGGAATTGGCTCCGGCCGCAAGGTGGGCTTCGTCCAGCACGAAGATCGCGTTAGGAGCGATGCGGGAGAGCGCCTGCCAGATCGGACCAAACGGTTTGGCAACGCGCTTGGATTGGCGCTGACGCCGTTGCTTGGCCACCTCCTTGAATCCCTGCGGAACGTCAGCCTTCAGCTGGTCGTAAGTTGTGAAGAACGCGTTGGATCCGGCCGGAAGTTCAGCTGTGTCGTTGATCTTGGCCAGTTCCTCACGGGCCTTCGTGGCGGTTCTGCGCACCTTTACGGTTTCGCCGGTAGATGCCAGGTAATCGACATTGCTGTTCGTTACATACGGCCGAATGCTCGTCTCTCCGATCGCCGGAAGATCCCGGCCGGCCATGTCAGAATACAGAGTGGGCTTGGCAGTGATGAACACCGGAGTAAGCCCATTCAGACGGGCATACCGCAACACGGCAGCCACAGTGCGGCCCTTACCCACACCGGTCTGATCTGAGTTAATTAACGCCGAACCGCGTTCGATGTTTCGGATTGCTAATCCAGCAGCGTCAATCTGCGCGGCTGACATCGTCTTAAACAGCTGGTCCTTGGTCATTTGCAGCCGGTTGGCGACGTACTCGTCGATCGGCATCTTGACCTCGGCCTCCAATTCGCGGAGGGCGCGTTCGGTGGCGTCTGCGATGTTTGAGGGGCTGACCAACCCGGTCTCCGCGTTCTTGCTCTGGCTCTTGTAGGGCTTGGTCCGAGCCTCGGACATCACCTCCGGCTCTGCATCTGTTTCGGGCTCGACTGGGATTTCGGGCTCCGTCGGCACCGTGGCTTGGTCGATGGCATCAATGACGCCGGTGGCCTGGGTTCGATTGAGATCATCCAACCCTTCGACGGTGTTGGCAGTCTCCTGCCAGATGGCCAGAAGCGATCGCTTGAGCTTATCCCAGATTTCAGGGAGATCAGCGCGCACCTGCGAGGCAAACTCAGCAAACGTCCGGATACCGGCCTTAACGTACAACGCAGCCATGCGGGCGCCGATCACGATGATCTCGGGATCAACGCCCATGCCGACGCCGCCGAGCTTCTCGCGCAGCTGCTTCTTCAGCGCCTCCAGTTGCGCCTGATCTTCCGTCGAGAGCTTTGCCGTTAGTCCGGGCCTTGCGGCAGGCGGATTAACCACAGGTTCAGGCCGTCCACCCGCCACGACTCCAGCTGCTCCTGGTTGTTCGACTGCGGCCGTTGGCTCAACCACTGGTCCAGCTGCCGTCGGTTCACTTGGAGTAGCAGGTCGTTGTTCTTGAACACTTGGTACAACTGGTCCGGGTCCAGGAACAGGCTGCTCGACAGGTGCAGGTTCTGCCCGCTGTCCTTGAGGTACGATTTCAGGACGCGCAGGCGCTCCTGGAACGCCTCCGGGTTGTTCTCCACCTCCTGCAACTGCTGGCTCCACAGCTGGGAGATTTCCGACGCCAGTTGCTGCTGGGGTGACAGGGGTTGTGACTTTCGGTTTGCGAGCTTCATTGATCAGCGGTTTAAGGTCTGCCCAGCTATTGTAAACGCGAGGTGCTGAAATCCACGGACGAACCAATCCCCCTTGGGCAGCGGGAGGGGTTGATCGTTTTCCGTCGATTACCACAATATCAACCGGCCATCCCGCACCCATCTTGGAGTACATCCCCCCGTCGATGGTGAAGAAGTCGGTAACATTGAACCGATTGAACAGGTCAAGGTACTCAGCCCGTTCGTAGGATTTGAGCCGGTTTTCTGGAGTTCCCAGCTTGTTGGACTGCGATCCAGTCTTGGATCCCAAGATCAGCACGGCCTTTCCATTGGGGGCCATGGCTTCGAGCGTGTTTAGCGCAATGGCGAGGTCGATGCTCGATGTCTGCGCCCGCTTGATGCTGCTCCTGAAAAGCGGGAACGATTCCTTTTGGCCTTCGATGAATCGAGCGCCAAACGGAGGGTTGATAATAACGCGATCCGGCTGAGCCGAATCCAGCGAGTTGAAGAACTCCTGGCTCACCGCATCAAGTCCGGTCGCAGGCTTTCCGATGAAACGCTCTAAGCGGGTGCGGCGATTCGGGTCCAACTCGTTAGCAAGAATGTCCTGCTTGGTCGGATCTGAAGTGACCAGAAGCATTCCGTTTCCGGCAGTCGTCTCGGCCACGCGTTGACCTCCCTCTACATCCGCCAGAATGCCAGCCAGATAGGCCAGGGGCGGCGGGGTCGAGTAGGCCTGCGCAGTTTTGCTGGACGCAGTGCGAGTCCCCAACTGCGGCTGCTCCTCGTACTGCTGGGTCAGCTTATCGTAGGTTTCGGTCGGATCCACTCCGGCAGACCGGTCTTCACGAACAGTCTTGGCCGTGGCCTCAACGATCTGCGATTCGAGTTCTTCTTCGGCCGCTTTCTTGGTCGGCTCAACCAGCTTGGGTGCAGGAACCGGGGTTGGTTCGGCAGGGGGAAGCGCAGACGCCGCTGGAGAGATTTCCTCCGGAGGACGGATTAAATCTTCGGGTACGACCGGCGCTTGGGCTTCGGTCCCTGCTCCTTCGGGAGGCCGCCCTCCTTGATCCACTTCTGGCAGTCCCACTTGGACTTCGGGTTGCGGCTCTTCTCGGCGAAGCAGGCCTTCATCTGGGCCTTGTTCTTGAATGGCACTGGGTGTGGTGGGTTGGAGTTCGGTCTGTACGGGCGCTTCAGTTACAATCGGTGCAATCGGCTCCGCTGGCGGTGCAATAGCCTCCTCGACAGCGGCAGGAATCGTGGGCTCGGGCTGGATCCGAATCGGACCAGACGGCGGACCTCCGGCATTGATGCCACCGAGTTCTTCAGTGATGTCAGAAGTAAGCTCATCCTCCATCCCGGCCACGGTGGCGTTGGCACGCGGCAGAGGGTTTGCAGGATCGCCTCCAAGCGATTCAGCCGCAGCATTGGCTAGGTTGGCGTTTCGGCGTGAACCAACGAGACCGCCAACAGCGCCTCCAGATGCGGCTCCAATGAAGCCAGCTTGCGCAACACCATCGAGCCACCCGCGTTCCGGATCGTACACCGCAGCTGCGGCAATGTTTCCCCCAAGCTGCTCGGCTGATTCTTGGACGCCCTCAGTTGCTAGCGCCTCGACAGCACCTCGGACACGTTCAGCACCTGTGGCTCCAAGGAATTTACTTTGGAACTTTGCAGACTTAGGCACCAAACTTTCGGCCAGTCGTGTTCCGATGCCTCCAATCTGGCCGGTGACGAAACGCCTTGCCACCTTGGGTGCAGCACCCAACAAACCCTCGGTGACAGCGCCAATGGGTGCGGTTGTGACAAACGCCCCATATTTCATCTGCTCACGGCGATCTTGAAGGTCCGCAGCGACATCGTACTGCTGGTTGGCCAGTGCTTCGGCAATACGACGGTTGATCGTAGTGTCAGCCTCATCAAATGCGGATTCACCTGCTTGAAGTCCGTATGCAATACCTCCGCTTAGAGCACCAGCTGGCCCAGCGATTGCCGCAGCTGGAAGTACAGAAACCGTGCTGCCGATACCTGCCATGATTTGAGCGGGTACGGTTTCTCGCACTCCGGGTAAGCCGGGATAGGTTTCCTGGCCAAACTCTCGGACAGCTTGTCCGGCCTGAAAGATTGGGCTTTCGGCAACCAACTGCCTTTGCACCTCGACTGGAGTCTCGGTAAACGGATCGCCAGCCTCAAAGGTTCTGGCAAATGCTTTCGCGGTTTGGCCCAGTCCTTCCAACGCCCCACGCGGCAACTCAGAAAGAGTGTTGAGTACGGTCTCGACAGTGCCGTACTCACCAGCGCGGAACTTGGCTGCTTCCTCGGCTTCCGTTTCCGCAGCCATTTCCTGTTGGCGTTGCGCCAGCAAACCTTGTCGGATCGCTTGGTAATTCTCGCGGACGTAGGACTGAGCCTGTTCGTCAGTAACGTCGTCAGGAAACGCCAGCCGGCCAAGCTCGCGTCCAAAGTCGATCTCGATACCCATGGTGTGAGTGTTAGCGACCTGGCAGCGGACGCAATCCTGGAATCTGCCGGACGTCTATCACGCGGTTTGGAGATTGAGATATTGGTTGAACTGGAGCGGATCCTCCCATTTCAAAAAGAGTGTTTCCAAATGGACGCGGCTGAACTCGATTGGTCCCCTGTTGAATGCCGGCTTCAGGGCCAGGCATCGTTCTGAACTCTTTCAGTATTTGCCCCCGGTTTTTGCGCTCAAGCTCCAGGTCTTTTTGGATTTCAGCGGCAGTTTCGCCTATCGAAAACGCATCGTCGGCAACGACTTTGATGGTCCCGTCGTTGAGACGCTTCAGGTTGAAATCTGTTTCGCCACTAAGTCGCAGCTTCTTCAGCTGCTGTTGCGCAGCATCTAGGTCAGCAAACAAGTCTGGCTCACCCTCTCCAGCAGCAAGTGTGGCTGCTTGAGCCTGAATCTGCGCAAGACGCTCTGGGGTGAGGTTGATTCTCGCTTTTCCTCCGCCTGGTAGGTCCAAGGTTTCGTAGCCAAGAGATGGTGCTTTTGTGGTCTTTGCAACTGGAGCGCGAGTTACATATTCCTGGTCATTGATCCGAATCGGAACCATTGATGTCGATGCCCCGGTGCCAAGCAATGAGGCTCTGGATGGAGTCGGTGCTGCTGGCCGTTCAACGTAGCTTCTTGACGGCGCTCTTTGCGGCGCAGCTGAGAGAATATCGAAAACAGTTTCCGGTCGCTGCCCGGTAATCATCGGCTCAACGGCCGCCGTACTAACGGGACCTCGACCGGTGCGGAAGAAACCTTGCGAGGCAAGGATCCTTTCCGTTGTCATATCATCCTTCGTCTTTTGAACAATTCCCTGGGCTCTTCCGCGATTGTAGAACTGGGATTTCCGCTCTTCCGGGGTGAGTTCCACACCTGGAATTGCAATCCCCTGAGTCTCGGCGAACCCAATGGTCTCCAGAAGCTGGTTCCGATTGCCGGCCTCTTCTTGGGCGGTCGCAGAACCTACGATGTCAATTTCTCCTCCAGGAGTGCGTTTCAGGAACTTGCCAAACTTCATGGCCATGCCTTCTTCGCGAAGTTTTGCGTTCAGCACCGCCGCCTCACGCCGCTGGTCAACGAGATCCTGATAATACCTCTCGCGCACCCGCGCCTCTTCCTGCCGCTGCGCAATGGCTTCCTCACGCGCCTGGCGCTGATTCGCCAGCTGCACGCCTGCGAGGTACGACTGCCCGATGTTTTCGAGTCCTGAGAAGGGGTTTGCCATAATCGTTTAGAGTAGTCCCTCACGGCCGTAGCCGGTCGGCATTCCGGTTGAATAGTTCCAGTCGCCACCTCCGCCCCCAGAAACACGGGTTTGCGCTCCCAGTTGCGCGAATCCAAGGTTGGTCAACCCGCTTCCAAGGGAACCAAGTGCCTGTCCTGCAATTCCAGTTGCGCTGGGCATTCCCGCAACGCCAAGCAGCGCCTGCTGTTGTGCGCTGCGTTCTCCGCCGCGTAATACAGCAATCTGCTGCGGAGTGAATTCGTAGTTCGCCAACGGAGCCAATGGCGTGGTTCCGAGAATATTGGCAAACTGCTGACCACCAAGGTTGGCGAGATCAAGGCTGGTTCTCCCGATGTCGCGGGCAACGAGATTTCTACCAGCTGCGCTTCCAGCGTACCCGCCTTGTACGGCCTGGCCGGCTGCCTTGCGCTGCACCTGGGCCAGGACGTCCGGAGGAAGCTCGCCTCGAAGCAGTGCTAGCGCGTTCTCAGCGCGCTTGGCCTGAGCCTCTTGGTATCCCGGCACCTGGATGCCTAAGGACTCCAACAACTGGGCGCGGTTGAACGCGTTGCGCTCAGCTTCCATCTCGCGAGCGCGGGGCGCGTTCTGAGAAGATTCGCCAAGCACCTGCCCAATGTTTACTCCCGGCAGGTTTGCTGCGTCGCGAGCTTGTCTACGCGCTGCGCTTGCAGAGGAGGCTTGCATTGCTGCGCCTCCGGCTCCTCCTACAACGCCTAGACCGATTGCTGTTCCTACCCAAGACATAGTAAGTATTTGTTATCCCTCATGTAAGTGAGGTCGTTTCGTATCTCTTCGTGATTTTTTTTGTTCATCGGGTTAGGGTGAACAGTCACCCAAACCGTGTCCTCTTGAATCAAAATCGCCCTTCGCGTCTGCGGCAGGGTAATTCCGTACATCGGCGCCGTGTAGGTCACCAGTCCCTCGGTTTCGCTGATTACCGTTAGCTTGCCCTGAAGCAGGAAGAACGGGTGATCGAACTTATGGATTCGGCTGGTGATGATTGACCCAGCTGGAGCAAAAATTTCCCGCACGTACATTCCCTCTGGATACGTGTGCTTTAGCGGGCATTCGATCTGCGGCTTATCCGCTACAAACGCCTCCCACCTATCTAGACGGTCGTCTAGTAAGATGGAGGAATCGGTCAGGAACTCCAACCATGTCATCGGTTTTTCCAGAGCCATCTCCATCAGATGAATCCTCCAAAACGGTATTGGATCTTTGCCGACCCAAACGGCTGCACGTTGACCACTGTGCGCTCGTTTGGGCTGTAGGCTTCGAGTTCGTTGCGCAGGCTCCGCAGGGCCAGCTGAATCTCGCGCTCGGCCTCGGTGTACTGATTCCGGTCCTCCTTCTGGATAGCCTTCATCATGTGCTTGATGGCCTGGAGGTTGCCGATAAACAGCCAGTCCGAATCCACGACTGCGGGAATGAAGTCCAGGCGCACGATGGCTTCGACCACCGTGTTGGTGCAGTTCTCATCTGGAGGCACGCAGCCGTCGCCATGGTCGATGCAGTCGTTCTGCGCTTCCGCGTTGCACCCGGAAGTTCCACCGCAGACCTCGGGCATCCCGATCAGGTAGGTGCGCCGATATTCCGGGTTCTGCTCGCTCGGCCCCCAGACAGCGACCTGGGTTTGCAATCCGGTCGATTGATTGTACGCCAGGATTGTCAGACTGCCTTGAGTCAGCGGCTTCTGGGCGCCGGTGAGACCGGGTTGCTTAAACTCGTTTTGGGTCTGAACGTAGGCGGTCACCGCCGGGTTGGGCAGCGTGACGTACTCACCCCAGACATACTCACCGGTCACTGTATCCAGCGTGCGGATAGGGTGCCCATTGGGGTCTAGCCCCTGGAGAAGCACGCGCTTACCGGCATCGGCCGTCAGCTGGGGTTGCACGCGGATGTAGCAGTTGCCGACGGAATCACGGAACTGAGTCACCATACCGCGATCCAGCAGCTGGTCTTGCTCGCATCCCTCACGGCCGCACCCGGTGCGCGGTGCGCGTTCGTCCGTCTGGAACTCGTACCACTGGTTCTGGATCGGGATGTTGTAGCCGCAGACGTTCATCGCCTCGATCGTCTTGACCTCGCGAGGCCAAGTGATGCAGCCGGCGGTGACGCAGACGCGGAGCTTCTTGTAGGTGCCCCACCACTTGCCCATGTCTGCCAGGCGCGCTTGAGCCTCGTTCAGCAGCTGGAGAAAGCGATCGTCGCAGGTGGCGAGACCGACAGCCTGCGGGATCGTAGAGTTCTTGGCTTGGGCGAGGGTCTTTCTCATGGCTCAACGTACTCAGGATTGGGCGCCATCGCGTAGACTTTCATTCCGTAGTCAGCGGGGATGAACGCGGCTGAAAGGTAGTTAGTAGTTGGGAAGAAATCGTTTGCCGGGGTTGGTCCGCCGCTTACGTAAGTCGGATAGTTGCAGTACACGTGAACCTGAGACGTGTCTGCTGTAATGAAGAAATTTCTTGAATTATCAGCAGTTGGACCCGCTCCGTAATGCACGAATTGGCCAACCTCAACTTCCTGTCCTTCGTACCAAGTAAACGATCCTGCGCTCACGCCGGTCCATGTCACAGCCCCAGTGGCTAGCCGTTTCAACACCACTCTCACCATGCATGGTATGATTCCTTGGCTAGTCAGTGGGTTGACAAACAGGTGATTGAAATCCAGTCGGCCGCCGTTAAATGGAAGCGCCTGAATCGGAGTCTCCCTGTAAAAAAACTGCTTTAGGCTTTTACGGGTCAAGTCCCGTTTTTGAGTGATCAGCTGGAAATTTACCCCGTCGTACAAGACGGACACAACCTGGCCAACCAGGATGTCGTTTGCTGACAACGCAGCCGCCCCATCCTTGGTGATCGCCTTGGCTCCTTTGCCGTCCACGTTCAGCGTGCTAGCGCCAGGATTCGTGTGGTTCGCCAGGAAAGTGTAAATCTGACCAGTGCGATAAGCCGATGCCGCGCTTGGGTACGGCGGAGAATTGGTCACCGCATACGTGCCAGAAGCACCGCTCGCGGTCCCGGCAAACACAACTTCGCTTGCCAGCCTGATAAAATCAGAATCACCCGCAGCCGACGAGAACCTCATCACGTCGATCGGCCGATTGCTGGTATCAGTCCGAAGCCAGTAAAGGCCGGGGTTTCCAGGCGCGGTTTGAGAAGTGGCCCATTCAGCGCCTGTGGTCAGGTTTCCGATCAACGCGGCTGCGTAGGCGTCCAGGCGATCTTGCTCCGATGGGTAGCAAGCGGGCGGCGGCAAAAGGCCTGCTGAAATGTCAACGGTTGCCATGGTTAGATGCGGTAAAGGTAGTCGTTGGGCTTACACGGGCCGGGGTCGCATTCAAGCGCCAAACAGCCCTCGGGACAATCGAAATAGAAGAACTGCTCCAGCGGGGCAACGCAGCGTACAGGACGCCCCTGGAGAAACGATGTCCCAAACCGGCCGCCGTTGTTTACCACCAGTCCGTTTCCACTCAGGCGCCTGACCGTGTTGCAGCCGATCTGGATGTTATCGACGTACCGGAAGAAATTGCCGGTCTCGGAGGTAAACGGCACGTCTGGGCCAGGGCTTGCGCAGGTGAAGGTGTAGAGCGTCGGCGTGCCGGTCACGATCACCTCATCGTTGAACGAGGCGTTGCTAAGCCCTTCAACCGTCGCGTGATAACCGGCCACCATCTGGTGCGCCTTGTCCGTGGTGTACGTGGCGACGCCACTGGTGCGCTGGTATCCGATGGGGCGGATCTCCCATGGGAAATTGACGGGGTCGTTGATGCCGAGGAAGCCGGTAGTTGGGGTTGATCCAACTGGAGTGCCGCCATTGGTAACCGTAAACGTCGTTGGCGACGGTGTGCTTAAGACCGTAAACACGCCGTTGAAAGTGCCGTCAGGTACTGCGGCCACGGAAATCTCCATGCCCGTTTGAAGCTCATGCGGCGAAGCGGTGGTGTAGGTCGCGATTCCTGTGGCTCGCGTGACGTTGGTGATCGGGATCTGGTAGTCCGTCGGGTAGTACCAGATGGACTTATCCACGTCGTGGTTGTTGATCAGAAACACCGCATCCAGCGGAGGAAACGCAGTCTGGTAGAACCAGGAATCGGGGCCGGTCAGGAGAACGTCATTGTTCTCGATCAGCATATCCTTGTGAGCCGCGATCAACGTCGAGTAAAGGGGCGCAGTTGGATCTCCAGTTGCATTGATCAGCGTGAACCAATCTTGAACCACCAGCGAGATGAACGCTGATACGTTCAGCGCCGAGTTGTGATGGATATGGGTGCCCTTGTGCTGGTACGAATCAACGTAGAAGCAGGTGCCACGAAAGCCGTCGAAGTTGTTGTAGCTGACATCCATCCCGCTGGTTTCGCGGGCCGTGATAGCATGGACTGGGCTCTGCTGATTGACCACGTCAGGGCCACCTTGGACGCGGTTGTATTTAAACTCGCACTCTGAGGCGAAGATTCGGCGGCTGCGGAGCATGATCAGCTGACCGTCGAGGTAAGCTCCAGGAAGGATGTTTGCGCCACCTGTGTTTGCAGTGAATCGGAATGAGTCCGGAGTTGATATGACCGTCAACGATCCAGAGAACCCGAGATCAACAGCCCCATACCCAGTGACCGGTATTGCCGGGAAAACATCAACGCCCACCTGTGCGACAGTGAATGTAAAGTCGCTGGCGGCGCTCACGACAGAAAAAGATCCATCGAACGAGTTGTTGCTTATGTCCACAAACACAACGTTCCCGGGCACCAAGAAATGCTTCTGTGAAGTTGTGAATGTGACGACATTCGATTGCCGTTGAGCAAAGGTGATTCCGAATACGTAGTTACCCATTGTCACCGGCACGACATCCCCAACCCGCAACGTGTGCTTCATCACGCAGGTGTAGGTCGCCACTCCAGCTGACCTGGACACCACGTTGATGGGGTTCACCAAGCTCGAATAGCCGCCAATCGCGCACTGAGTGTTGGCTTCAGCGTTGCCGGGATACAGCGTGCTCTGGATCGAGTTGCGCCCCTGGTAACTGAAGTCGTTGTTGAGAACCTTGGCGCCTGCCGTCAGGTCGTCCACGTTCATCGGCAGGAACGATTTGACCAGGAACGTCTCCGCATCCGCGACACCCACGCCGAAGTCGTAGAACTGGTTGTTCTGAATCAGAGCCCTCTCTCCGACATGGTTGATGCCGGCGACCGTGTAGAGTGAGTTGACGCCCGCTTTGGTTTGCGGCGTGAGCAATACATTTGGAGCGCTCCAGGCGCGGGCATTTTCAACGACACCGTAATATCCTAGATCCGGCGTCGATCCAACGTTTGTACCAATGTTTGCGCAGGTGAATTGGATTGGGGATGGGATTCCGCTGACAGTGAACGTGCCATTGAACGACGCGTCCGAAAGATTCTGAATCATCACCGTTTCGCCGCCAACGAATCCGTGCGGTGTAACAGTGTTGTAGGTAGCGACGTTCAGGTTTCGCTGGAATCCATTAATCTCGCGAGTAGTAGCTGCGCCGACGTTGACGCAGTAAACCTCTTCGGTTGAAAGAAAGCCGGAGACGGTAAAAGTGCCGTTGAAACTGGCATCCGAAAATCCAGTAACCGTGATTGAATCACCTATCGTAAACCCAAAGTTCCATTGAGGATGCTTGGTGTAGATGGCAAAGTTGAATGCGTTTCTTCGCGCCTGGCGAAGAACCACCCGCAAATCGCGCTCAAACGACAATGCGGTGACGTTCGTAATGCTACCAAATCCGACAAACGTCGCATCGTTGCCAGAGCCGGATGTCACCACGTTGGTGATGTACTGTCCGATCGCGCTGATGTTGGTGTACGGGGCAGGTAAAACAGGTGGACTGTAGGCCGGAGGGGGAACGGAATAGAACTGAGTGCCGTTAATCCCAGGCGCGTACAACGGCTTGTCCACGGTGTACGTGTTGACACCGTTTGTGCGCTGCACCGAAACAATCTTGATATCCGCGACCGAATTGTTGGCGTAGTTGCCGTCGAACGTAATCCCCTCGATCAACGTGTTCTTGCAGTTCACGCCGTTGACCGGAACTCCGGGGTATGCACCTGGTGCGCCCACCGCACCGCTTCCAATGTAGTTCCCAAGGGTCTTCAGCATCTGGATGTTGAAGCCAAAAGTGTCCCCTCTTTTCGTGGAAGTGTTGTTGGCGAACTTCAGGATCGTTTTTCCAACCCCTTTGCCGGTGAACGCCACGTTGTCGATCACGCCGGGGTATCCCATGACTATCGAAGACGTGTATCCCCCGCCGATTAGGTTGATCCATCCGTCTTCGACAACCAGCCCTGAGTTGGGGCCTGGAACAGTCGCAGTAAATGTCGTTGGGTTTACAACAGCATCGACATTAAAACCAAACTGCGCAGCACCGGTGCCGTTGAACGTGCCGTCTGTAAACCCGTAAAGGGTGATCTTCTCTCCGACTACTAAACCGTGCGGTGTAGCCGTTGTGAATGTTGCAACCCCTCCGATCCTAAATCGGCTGGTAATCTTCGCTCCCGGACTCGATCCCAGCAAAAACGTGCCGACAGGAAAATCGCATCGGCCGGCCGCAATCAAGCATTCGTTGATCGCCCAGGCGCTGTTGCGCAGCCCGCAGGGATCGGCACCGTAATCGACTGGGTTTGAGGAAGGCATTTTATGCTGAGAGTAGCGGACAGGCGACGCGACTGAGGTCGCCGTAAATATCCTCCTGAAGGCGTTGAGCAACCATTGCCACGCGCTTGAGGCGGAACCGGCCCGTGTTGACGTAGCGGAGTTGGAACTCATAGCCATCCCTTGTAAACCCGCCGGTCTGCACGTCGCACTTGTCCGGGGGTTGCGGCAGGGCAATGCGCGAGCGCGTAGGCGGCTGGTAGTATTTGACCTCCTGGCAGTTGATTACCGCCGGAGGACAGGAAATCTCACCGGGCTCGCAGTTGCGGTACTTGGCGCAGTCCTTGAACTCGGCCCAGGGCTGCCAGCACTCGCCTTCGTTGGCCTTGAAGTAGACCTTTGATTCGATGTCACCCATCACCTGGTCATACCACTGCTCGGCGCTTACCAGGCGCTTCTTGTTGGTGGGCTCTGCGAAAGTCAGCGAGCGCGTCTCGATGGTCCAGTCGATCGGCGCATCATCGAACCCGTCGAAGTCGAACTGACCGTTCTTGGTCACCTCGTAAAGGCCGATGTCACCTTGATTCAGTCCGAAGACAAAGCATCGCTCCTGCTTCTGGATTCGCACCGTCACCATCTGGAGGATATCAACCCCAGTCCAAACACCTTCCCACGCCGGCGGTAGCTTCCGGCCCATGCCCGAGACAAGATCGAAATCCATCGCGACCATGCCACGATGGACAACGCCGCGTCCGTTGACCTTCTCTGGCTGGATGGTCATCAGCATCCGGTTGTCGAAATTTACCGCGCTAGCAGCTGTCAGGTAGAACTCAGTGTCGTAGGCTAGCGCCCGGACAACCTGCCGACTGATCGGCGTGTTGCCAAACTCGGTGAAGTCGCGACGAGCGTAGATCAACGAGCGGATGCCGTCCTGCGCACGAAAGAACAGGTCACCGTTAACTGGGACGATCGACTCATGGTTGAACGACCCGAAGTTCAGTAGGGCGAATCGCTGGATCGGATAATTGAGATCCTTCCAAACATCCCGATCGACCGGGGCGTTGAACGCGTAGGTTGCGGTGGGCGTGAATACCAGCAGGTCGCCGTCTCCCAGCGACGTGTCCAGGTTGGCAGCAAACGCCAGCCCGGTGATCGGGCCGTTGGAAACCGCGAAGGCACCACCTTCATTGAGGAACGTGTTTTCGGTGAATCGAATGACTGAGTTGCGGCCGTATGCGGGGTCACCGTAGACAAGGTCGCCGCCGTAGTATTCGGATCCTTTGGCAACCCAGAGACGTCCCTTGCCGTAGGCCATTGGGCCACCTACAGGCACTTCATCACTTGTTGCTCTTCGGAACGACGTGCCGTCGTAAAGGTACGGAGCGTTTTGTTGATCCTGAATGATCAACCAGTTTTCCGCCTGCTGAAAGTAGACGTGATCCGCATTCGGGTTATTGGCTGCCAGTATGTAGGCGGTAAAGTTAGGCCCTAGAAGCGGTCCAGCGTCAATTCCGGGTGAGTAGGTTGTGAAGGTTGTCGCAGACGGGGTTGTCTGCACCACGAAATCGCCAAAGAAACCCTCTGGAAACAGGGCACCTACTGGCTCCGGAAGCCTGACTACCATGCCTGGGAACAAACCGTGTGGCCCAGCGGTTACGTAGGTTGCCACATTGGACACCCTCCCACGTGTGTTCACCTGAAATGTGCCAATCTGAGGGGTTCGATCTGTAACCCGAAAGTTGTTCCCGATGTCGATCTGGAAGATTTTTCCACTGATCGCAACGTACAGATATGGCTCCTCTTGATCGTTGGTGTAGGAGCCGCAGCCTTGAAAGTAACCCTCCTTAAACGCAGATTCCACCGCCGCGTTGTAGTAGCCGTTGTTGTAAACGACGGTCGGATCATCAAAGGTGAGATTCTTCACCCAGATTCCCGGCCGCGCTTTCGGGAACCCGCCGCGCACCGTCGTGTTGACCGCCCAGGCCAGCTGGTTGGGCTGAATGAGTGAGGGCGAAAAACCGCTATCCACCCCACCTTCAGCGGTAAGGAGGCCATCAACGATGCGATTTTTTTCTGCGACCATGACGCTTGAACCGATTGAAAGGCCATCGCAGGATTCCCGCAAGATGAATGAAAGCCCCGATTACTTGTCCATACCGTGGCGTACAAAAGACCGCTTTCTGATCGAGGCTGAGATGGTGCGCAAGGATGGGTATATCATGCACGCCGGCGTGAAGTACGGGCGCGGCAAATACTACCACTTCCGCCAAGCCATGACTGCGCTCTGGCCGCACTTCGACTGGCACGACTGGTCAGACCTTTTGATCCAGACGTTCGTCGAAAACAACGAGGTCGGCATCATGGGGCCGGGGTCCTCAGGTAAGACCTACAACTCCGCTGCGTTTGGGCTCTGCACGTTCTACATCTACCCAACGGGCACCTCGATTATCATGTCATCGACGACCCGCGAAGGTCTCCAGCTGCGCATCTGGGGCTCAATCAAGGAGTTGCACAACAAGGCCAAGGCGAAGCGGGAGTGGCTCCCTGGACGCGTGATCGAAAGCCGGTTCATCCTGACCAGTTCGGATGAAGATGCCGAGGCGCAGGACTTCCGTGATGGCATCATCGGTGTGGCGTGCAAAGTCGGCGGCACGTTCGTGGGTCTGTCGAACTACGTCGGCTTGAAGAACGACCGCGTCATGCTGATCGCGGATGAAGCGTCGCTGATGGGGCGCGGCTTTCTGGATTCCGTCGCCAACCTCCGCAAGAACCCGGTGTTCAAGCTGATCGCGATGGGCAACCCCAAGGACCGCAACGACGCGCTGGGCGTGGTCTGCGAGCCTCACCCGTCCATCGGTGGCTGGGAGGGCCTTGAGTACCTCGAAAAGACGCGCACCTGGAGAACGCGGGCACCCGGTGGTGTGGCTGTCCAGCTGTGTGGATACGACACGCCGAACGCGAAGTTCCCCAAGGGCACCAACCCGTACAAGGGTATCATCACGCCGGAGCAGATTCAGGCGGACTTGGACTACTACGGCCGGGACTCGTTGCAGTTTTCGATGATGAACCTGGGGCTCCTGCCCCGGGACGGCGGCACCAGGCGCGTGGTCACCATGTCCCTGTGCGAGCAGAACCAAGCGTTCGACGACCCCGTGTGGGAACGCTCTGACAAGCTGACCAGGATCATTGGCATCGACGCGGCGTACTCGGGCGTCGGCGGCGATCGCTGCGTAATGACTGACCTGACTTTCGGGCCAGATTCGTCGGGGCGCATCGTGCTAGCATTCAGCGAGGCACCGATCGTTATTCCGGTCACGGCCATCAAAGCCCAGCAGGCCGAGGAGCAGATTGCCGAGTACGTCTTGCTGTACTGCAAGCAACACAACATCCCGCCGGAGCGCGTGGGGTTTGACTCCACGGGACGCGGCACCCTGATGTCGGCTTTCGCCCGCCTGTGGTCGCCAGAGGTTGTCCCGATCGAGTTCGGTGGCAAGCCAAGCGACCGCCCGGTGCGCAAGGGCGATCCGAAGACTGAACGCGAGGCATACGGCAAGATGGTTACCGCGCTGTGGTATTCGTCGCGCCTGCTGATTGAATCCAAGCAGCTGCGGAAACTGCCCCGCGAAGTGGCCGAGGAAGGCGCGATGCGCGAGTGGGGAATCGCACGCACCGGGTTGATCGACGTTGAGCCCAAGAACAAGACCAAGGAGCGCATGGGCCGGTCGCCTGACCTCTGGGATTCGTTCGTGGTGGCGCTCGAAATGGCGCGCAGAACGGGTTTTGAGATTGCAGGCGGGCAGGGGGTTGGTATTGTCAAGCGACAGACACCAAAGTGGCTGACACGTCTGTCAGATAAGCGTCGCACGATGGAGTCTGAACACGCATTAACTTATTCCTAATATGGCCTCATTCAATCAAGTCATCCTGATCGGCAACCTCATCAAAGACCCAGAAGTCAAAACGCTCCCCAAGGGAACGACTGTTTGCGCTTTCGGTCTGGCATCGAATCGCCGCTGGAAAAGCGAATCCGGTGAAGAAAAGGAAGAGGTTTTCTTCGCTAACTGCAAAGCGTTCGGAAAGTCCGCTGACTCGATTGGTAAGTACGTCAAGAAGGGTGATCCACTGATGGTCACCGGCCGGCTGACCACTGAAAAGTGGACCTCCAAGGACGGTCAGGAGAAGTCTTCGACCCGAATCATAGTTGAACAGTTCCAGTTTCTGAAGAGTCGCGACGCTGCGGCGCCAAAGCCTGCCGCCCCAAAGCCTGATCTGGACGCGGACGACCTGCCGTTCTAAACCTCGCCCATGAATCGCGAAACTTATCCTCCTGGTGGCTGGCAGTTCTACGAACCCAAGACCAACTGGAGTCCCAAGGATGTCCTGAACTACGGCTTCTACGACATGGCTCGCCTGATTCACAACCACCGGATTGCAAACAGCATTCCGTCCACGATCGAGCAGGCGATCTCTGACTTGGAAGCCTACACTCGGGCGCGGTTCCCCCAGATTGCAGCCACTCCATCTTACACAACCAATGTACAACCAAGGGTTTCAGGCTGTCGCACGTGCGGCCGCTAAGTTGCGTCAGACGGCTCAGGGTGCGCGGATCCTGGCAGAATGGCTAGGTGAAGGCGGCACGCCTGTCGATCGGCAGAAAGCGCAGGACCGCATTGATACCTGCAACCGCTGCTTGCACAACAAACCCACCGATGCGCGGTCGATTACCAAGACCGTAGCCGAGGTGATCCTAGAGCAGGAGCAGGCTCGAAACGATATGGCCATGTATCTCCACGGCGAGGGATTGGCCGGCACCTGCGATGTCTGCGGCTGCTACCTGAAGCTCAAGGTTTGGGTGCCTCTGAGCTACCTCGGAGACACGAAAATGCCCGATAAATGCTGGATTTCGCAGGAACGAAACGCAATCTGAGGTCAATATGAGTTTCAAAGAACCGAGTAAAGTCTGGAATGTGGTGAGTGCGATGCTTGAGGCCGAACAGCCTCGATCCCGCAATCGCGCACGCATCAACGCGACGTTCAATGGCAACCCTCCCTACAGCGAAGAGGAGGCGCGGGACAACCGGATCCAGACCAATGTCAACTTTCTGGAAGGCACGCGGATCATTCACGCGGCGCGCCAGCAGTTTACCAACGCGTTCCTGAAACCTCAGAATTACTTCTCGGTGGGTCTCGACATCGGCCCACGCGACAAGCGCACCCAGTGGGGCAACACCATCACGAAGCAGCTGAACCGCGTGATGAAGCGGTCTCCGAAGTACTCCACGGTCTTGGAGTCCCAGTTTGCGGCCACGGTGCTTCACGGCATCGGTCCCGTCACCTGGCTTCGTGATCGCGACTGGTGCCCATCGGCTCGCGGCACCGAGGATATCCTGGTCCCGACGAACACGCTGACCACGATGGAGAACCTGTCGCACTTCGCGATCTACACGTCCTTCACGGCAGCCGACCTGATTCGTATGACCCGGGGCGAGAACGTGGACCCCGGCTGGAACATGAAGCTGGTCAACGAGTTGTTGGCCAACATGATTCAAGAGGAGGCGACCAGTCTCCAGGTGAACGATTGGTCCGGCCAATACTTCCCCGAGAAGGTTGAGGAAGATTTCAAGGAGAACTCTGGCTACTGGGGTTCCGACGCGACGCCGGTGCTGCGGTGCTACGACTTCTACTTCCTGGACACGACCAGCGACGATCCCTCCTGGCGCCGCCGGATCATCGTGGACCAGTACAACAGCGGCATCGGCAATATGCAGACCGCTGGCCAGTGGCTCTTCGATGCCGGCGACCGGTGCTACGGCCGGGATATCTTCGAGTTGATGCACGTCCAGTTTGCCGACGGCGCTGTCGTGCCTCCGTTCCGCTGGCACTCGGTGCGCTCACTAGGCTACTTACTTTACGCGGTCTGCCACCTTCAGAACCGGCTCCGCTGTAAGTTCACCGACTCCGTGTTCGAGCAGATGCTCTGGCTCTTCCGCAACGTCGCCGACGGTGACGCTGAACGGATGGAGAAGATCGACCTGTTCAACATGGGCGTGATCCCCGAGGGCCTCTCCTGGGTTCCGCAGTCTGAGCGCCATGTCGTAGACTACACGATGCTTTCCGGGGCCATGGCCATGCACCGGCAGATCATGGCCGAGTCCAGTGCCGCCTACACCCAGGACGTGAACGACGGTTCATCCAAGGAACTGACCGCCACCGAGGTGATGGCTCGCGTGAACAACGCCAACGCGCTCATGGGCTCGATGCTCACCCGCGCCTACACCCAGCAGACCTTCCAGTACCGCGAGATCGCTCGCCGCTTCTGCACGATCGACCACCCCGACTGCGTTCAGTTCCGCCGCAAGTGCGAGGCTGAGGGCGTCGATCCGTCCGTTTGGAACAACCTGGACAGCTGGGACATCATGCCCGAACGCGTCATGGGCTCCGGCAACAAGATGCTGGAGATCGCGCAGGCCGACCGCCTCATGGCTATCCGCCCGCTGCTGGCACCGGATTCGCAGGCCGAGGTGGTCCATATGTACGTCGAGGCCAACACGGACGATCCGCTCCTGGCGAACCGGCTCGCACCGGTGGACAACAAGCCGGTCTCCCCGGCGGTCGAGCGCGCTACGCTGGCTTGGGGCACGCTCATCGACGGTCAGCCGGTGGTTATCGCCAGCGCGATCAATCGGCCCGAGTACATCCAGACGCTCCTGCAAATGCTGGGCGCTGCGATCGGCAAGATCGAGCAGGCCGGCGGTATGCCGACCATGGAGCGCGTCATGGGCTTGGCCAACGTGATCCAGCACATCCAGGAGCAGATCCAGCTGATCTCTCAGGACCCCGGTCAGGAGCAGAACATCAAGCTCTACATGGACGGCATCGGCCAGGCGTCGAACTACATCAAGGGCTACGTGCAGCGTCTCCAGGAGCAGGCTCAGGCTCAGGCCGAAGCCGGCGCAGCTGGCAACGGAATGGACGCCGAGACGGCAGCCAAGATCCAGTCGATGATTATCACCGCGCAGTCCAAGTCCCAGATTGCCGCCGCGAACGCCGAACAGAAGCGCATCCAGAAGCAGGTGGCTTTCGAGCAGGACCAGCAGCGCAAGAACGCTAGCACGATCGCCGAGGCCCAGCGCAAGGGCGCCATGACCCGGGCTGATATCGCGGCCATGGATCTTAAGACTCAGGCAGACATCCTTAACCAATGATCCAAACCCCTAAGCAAGAGTTCCAACGGGACCCGCAACGCCTTAGCGCGCTGAAGCGCACACTGGACTCCTCGGACTTCCAGGCGGCGCTCCTCGCAGCGTTCAACAATTTCTGCTGGAACCTTCCAGCCTCAGAGAACCCTCAACACGGCTGGAACGCCAACTGTCGGCGACAGGGCGCTAAGGCGCTGATTGAGGAACTCAACGGCCTGGTCGAACTGCGGAAAGAGAAAACGACTACCAATCAGAACCTCGAATGAAATTGCTGCTATCACCAGATGCCCCGACTGATCGGGGTGCAGATTACTCTGACGCCTTTGCTGGCATCGACGCCATCGAAGGGCAAGGACTTGATAATCCGATGGGCTCAGCGTCGCCGGCACCAGCGCCGGTGGCTCCCGAGGCGCCAACGCCAACGCCAACGCCGGAACCGCAGGCTGTCACCCCGGCTGCCCCACAGAAGAACGACGACCTGTTCAACCTCGACAAGCTGGTCACGCCTAAGACCGAAACCGCTGCACCTGCCAAAGCGCCGGAGCCGGCAAAACCGGAGCCTGCGTCCTTGAAGCAGTTCCGCGAGCAGTACGAGATGACCAAGAAGGAGCGCGACGATTTCGCGGCCAAGGTCGCCGAACTGGAGCGCGCCAAGTCTGAGGGCACTCGCAAGGAGGTCGAAGAAGCCACCAAGGCCTTGAAGGCCGAGATGGATTCGATCCGCAAGAACGCCGAGGAACTCGACACCGAGGTCCGCTACCTGAACTACACCCGCTCCGGCGAGTACAAGCAGAAGTACGAGACGCCGCTGCGTGAAGCGTGGCAGACCGCCCTGGGCGACATCGAGGGTATCCGCGTCACAGATGAGGACGGCACAGAGCGTGACGCCAATCACCAGGACATCATGGCGCTCCTGAACGTGCCGGTGGCCAAGGCTGCTATCATCGCCCAGGAGACCTTTGGGCCGGCCGCGCCCGAGATCATGGCGCACCGTCGCCGGCTGATCGAGTTGACCCAGGCGCGGGACAAGTCCATCGCTGAGTGGAAGGAGAAGGGCGCCCAGCGTGAGGTCGAGAAATCGAAGCAGCTGGAGAGTCGCCAGACGCGCTCGCGTGACCTGTTTGAGTCGCAGTTCGCTGACTACGAGAAGACCCACGCCCAGCTGTTCGGCCGGGAAGAGGGTGATGAAGATGGCAACAAGCTCCTGGACGAGAGCGACCGCCTGGTGCGCATCGCGCTCAAGGGTGAAGGCATCGACGCCGACATGGGCTACGACGATAAGGTGGACCTGATCACCAAGGCCCAAGCTCAGGTGGCTCTGCGGGCGCGTGCCTACGGGCGTGAGCGCCTGCGTGTGATCCGCCTCCAGCAGAAGGTGGCGGAACTGGAGAAGAAGGTCGGCAAGGTCCGGTCGTCTGAACCCGGCCAGGGCGAAGGCACCTCGACGGCGACCCGCGTGGCGCCTAAGAACGCGGAGGACGCGATCGACGAACTGCCGTCGGCGTACTAACGGGCGGCCTTACGGCCAGCAGCGGCTCGGCGTTGAAACTCTTTCGCGCCGAGCTTTTTTCTGCCGATGTGGGCCGCAAGAGCGCGAGGATCGTCAGCGCCTTGGTTCTTCAGTTTCGTGACCAGTTTCGCGTACTTCGTTTTCATAGAGTCACCAGGCTTTGCAGGACCAATACTTGGCCGACAACTTCGTTCCCGGATTATCGCACCCGTGCCGCGCACGGAAGCTCTTCCGGTTCTTCGCGATGTGCTTCTTGATCGGCATCTTAGGATCACCAAAGCGAACCAGACGAACTTTGCCGTCTTCCTTAGCCAGCACGGCGGACTTCTTGGACGCGCCTGGCGTAGACTTGGGCTTGTTGTAGCCGGCGAACTTCTGGCCTCGGTAGGTGATCATTTGGCTTTGGGAAGAGCGTACCACCCAGCTGGAATCTTTACGGTCGAAGGACCGACCAGATTGCCCGCCTTGTCGAACGCGTAGACCTTAGCCCGCGTCGGCTCTGCTAGCAGCACCGGATCACCGGAAGGGACCAGGACCACCTTCGTCCGGCAACCCAGGCAGATCGGCAATGCGATCAGCCAGATCAGACTTGAGAGGTTTGGGTGCATTTCCGTCTTCAACCGTTGGTGCAGGCGTTTCCCGGAGCCAGTCCAGGAACGCCTTTACCAGTTGGTAGATCCAGTTCACGCAGCTGGAGCAGCGGGCGGATTCGGTGGAGTCTTGGAGTTCTTCCAGACGGACCAGCCGACGCCCAGGAGCGTGATCACAGCGCCGGCAAGCTCATTGGCCTGGTCAACGGTCACAAGGCCCTTGGCGACAAGGAAACCGCCACCGAACGAAAGTCCGTGGCGAACGATGGATTTTAGTGAGTCATTCATTTCAGTCCAATCCTACCAAGGAGTTGAGCCGCGACAACCAAAACCCCGAGGCCACCAAACAGCTTCCATTGAAACTGTTTGAGGCCTTCGAGGGTGGCTTTGATCCCGTGGATGTCGGAGACCATCCCAGCGTCTTTATCACCGATAATGGTCTCCAGTCTCACGATACGTACCTCAAGGTTGTGAAGGTTCTCCTCCGGCATTGGTCGGGGCGGTTTGAGATGCAGCCAACAGAATCTTGTCCTGGAGCGGGATTCCGACGCGACCGTTCTGGCTTCCGCCGGCACGGATGGCGATCTCGATCAGCTGGACAAGGTTCTGGGCTTCAGTTTGCGTGATGGTAAGCGTGATGTCGTTCATGCGGCGTCAGTGTGTGTCAGTGTCAAGCAGCTGGCAACTCTGAAGCGTCGTTTTGAACAACCAAACTCGGCACCCTTTGTGGAATCAGCGGCGGGACGATTTCCACCGGAGGAGCAGGCGGCACCCACGGCAGCGGCAGACTCACAACGGGCGGGTTGATCTGGTTCTGAATTTGGAGCGAGACGTTCGCTTCGATGGCCGACTTGTCCACGCCGTTGGCGTAGCACCAGCTCAATACCTGTTCCTGCGTCAAATCAGGATAAGGAGTGAAGCTACCACTCGGAGGAGCGAATGAGCAGGAGCCGTAGCAGGTGCCGCTGTAGGTGCCATCGGTGCTGTTGCACCGCCAGTCGGCGGTGATGACGACATCGGTGAGACTGCCTTCGGTCGGCTTAACGAGAAGGCGTTCGATGATCCAGTTGATAGTAATCATGGGATATTAGGCTTCGAGTGCTTCAACGCGAGCGGTGAGTTCCTTGATGGCGGCAACCAGCAGCGGAATTACCTCGCTGTAGCGAAGACCAAGCTCGTTTGACTTAGATGAATCAACCGCTTCAGGAAGGACAGATAGTACATCTTGAGCGATAAGGAAAGAACGCCGGGTATTGGTTTCGTCATTCTTATACTTGCCAATCACAGATCGCAATGACCCCACCTTAGCAATAGCGTTGCTAATCGGTTCGATAATGTCCTTCAAACGCTCGTCAGAAACCGCTGACCAAGACGTGGCACCAGATGTAATTGAAACACCAGTAGAAGCGTTATTGAGAACGTAAAACGTATTGCTGGAATCAACGGCTTGTCTCCAAAACTCTCCGGCCGTAGCACCAGTATTTCTGATTATAATTTGTTGCGAATTAGCTCCCGCAATGTTTATCGATCCAGCAGCTGTTCCAGAAATAAGACTCGTCGTCCCCACCAACAGATTCCCGCTCGCATCCAGCGTCATGGCTTGCGTGAAGGTGATGGCGTTGCCAGCGGTGCCGGATGGGGCGGTGAACCATTGATGCGCACCCTGATAATGTGTGTATCTAGAAGCGTAACCAGTAGAAGCGTATTTGTACGAAGTATCGTA